GACCGCAAATGATCGCTGATTTGCTCTCCCAGTGCTCCACCCTGCAAATGGAAGCTCGCAGGGCTGGACAGTTCCACATCGCGCTCGGTGCCATCAACACCGCCGCCAAGCTGGCGCAGCTCTGCTCATGAGCATCCTCAGCCAATGCGCTGGTGGATCCGTTCTCGCGGAACCCGTCCCTCATCAGTCAGACGTCGACTGGAGCCCCTTCGCCAACGACCTGTTCGGCAGCCTCACCGAACCGCAGCGCGAGGTCTGGGAATCGCCCGAGCGATTCAAGCTGCTATGCAGCGGTCGTCGCTTTGGTAAGACCTACCTCTGCCTCGCCCGTCTTGTCGCCTGGGCAATCGAGAACCCCGGCAGTCTTTGCTGGTATCTGACCCAGAACTACAAGTCGGCAAAGCAGATCGCATGGCGACAACTGCGCGCCATGGTGCCCGGTGAAGTCTTCGTCAAGAAGAACGAATCCGAGCTCAGCGTCGAGCTTGCCAACGGCAGCATCATTGCCCTCAAGGGTGCGGAAAACGCCGACAGCCTGCGCGGCGTGAGCCTGAGCGCGCTCATCATCGACGAGGCTGCTTACGTCAAGCAGGAAGCCTGGGAGATGGTGCTTCGCCCGGCACTCTCAGACCAAGGTGGTCCCGCCTGGTTCATCACCACGCCTGCAGGCTTGAACTGGTTCCATGACCTTTGGGAGCAAGCGCAGGATCAGGACGACTGGCGCACCTTTTCCTACACCACCATCCAAGGCGGCAACGTCCCGGAAGAAGAAGTCGAGGCAGCACGCCGCACGCTCGACGAGCGCACCTTCCGCCAGGAATACCTCGCCAGCTTTGAGACCCTCGCCGGTCGCGTCTACCCCGACTTCAGCGACGACAACATCTCCGAGGACATCAAGGACACCGGAGGCGAGATCTACTGGGGCACTGACTTCAACGTCGGAATCATGGCGGGCGTCCTTGCCAGCAGGGTGGGCGACACCATGCACATCTGGGACGAGCTAGCCGTCAAGCAGTCCAACACCGACGAGGTCTGCCAGATGCTCAAGGAGCGTTTCCCCGATCGGCGCATCGTTGCCTACCCCGATCCAACCGGCAGCGCCCGCAAAACTTCGTCCGCTGGTCGCACCGACCACGACATCATTCGCCGCTACGGATTCCAGTGCATCAGCCCCAAAGCACCCTGGGCGGTGAAGGACAAGATCAACGCGACCAACTGGATGATCCGCACCGCCGACGGACATCTGCGGATGTTTATTCACCCGCGCTGCAAGCACACAATCAAGGCGCTCAAGAATGTCTGCTTCAAAGAAGGCGCCGACGACTATGTGATCGACAAGTCAGCCGGGATTGAGCACTGGACTGACGGTCTCGGCTACCTGGTGCTCGGAGCCTTCAATCCTTTGTATCAACAGGCTGGCAAACCTACAGGCATTCGGATCTATTAAGACTGCTTCGTACAATGCGGCTAAGCCTGTGGCATTAGTGACGTGTATAGCGGCTTCAATCATTACGACCGCCAGCTAACCGCGCGCGTCGCCAAGGTCAACGATCCCAACGCTGCTTGGCGCAACCAAGAGCCGCACTGGGTCCTGATTGAAGACTTGATCGGCGGCACTTACGAACTGCGCCGCCGCCATCGTCGGTATCTGCCGCAAGAACCGCGAGAGCTTGACGAGAGCTACGACAACCGACTGGCTCGCTCCGTCTGTCCGCCTTACTACCAGCGTCTAGAGCGGATGTTGGCGGGCATGTTGACCCGCAAGCCGGTTCGCCTGAACGATGTTTCCGACATCGTGCGCGAGCAGCTTTTCGACGTTGACCTGCAAGGCAACGACCTCAACGTCTGGACCTATGAAGCGTGCCGCAAGATGGTGCGCTACGGGCACATCGGCGTCTTGGTTGATGCGCCGTCTGCTGGCGAACTTGGGCGCCCCTATTGGGTGACCTATACCCCACGCGAAATCCTCGGTTGGCGTACCGAGCTGGTTGATGGCGCGCAGAAGCTGATGCAGCTTCGCCTACTTGAAAAGGTGATCCTGCCTGATGGTGACTACGGCGAGAAGGAAGTTGAGCAGGTTCGCGTCTTGACGCCTGGTGCTTTCGAGATCCACCGTCTTAACGCCAAAGGCAACTTCGAGATCGTCGAAAGCGGCACGACGACGATGGACCACATCCCGTTTGCCATCGCCTATTCCAACCGCGTGAACTTCATGGAGTCACGCCCGCCGCTTGAGGACATTGCCAACCTCAACCTCAAGGCGTATCAAGTCCAGAGTGACCTGGACAATCAACTCCACATCTCGGCGGTGCCGATGCTGGCGTTTTACGGCTTCCCGCAATCTGCGGAAGAAGTCAGCGCCGGACCAGGTGAAGCAATTTCGTTCCCGGCGGAAGGACGGGCGGAATATATCGCTCCCCCCAGTGACGCCTTCGACTCCCAGTTCCGCCGCCTTGATCAGCTAGCGCAACAGATCAACGAGCTAGGTCTGTCCGCTGTCCTTGGTCAAAAGCTCTCCGCCGAAACTGCCGAGTCCAAGCGCATCGACCGCAGCCAGGGCGACAGCACCATGATGGTGATCGCTCAAAACATGCAAGACCTAATCGACAACTGCCTTGCTCACCACGCCCACTATCTCAATATTCCGGAGACCGGCAGTAGCTTTGTTAATCGTGATTTCCTGGGTAGCCGTCTTGATCCTCAGGAAATCCAAGCCCTCCTCCAGCTCTACACCGCTGGCACCATCACCCAGAAAACGCTTCTCGACCAGCTCTATGAAGGCGAAGTCCTCGGTGACGAATTTGACGTTGAGGAGGAACTGGAATCTACTCAAGCTGGTGGGCTCATTGAAATGGCACCGCCTGAGCCTGAAACCATGCAAACCGACGAGATCCCTGCATGATGCGGGGATAAATGGGGGGCGCACCATGGACGCAGCCAGACCGCGAAAGCAGCAGCTCTCCATCAGCACAAAGGCGCTGGCGGAGCCTGTCTTTGCCGTGGTCCGCGTCTCTTGGTTCAAGAACGGCAGGGAAGACAGCGTGGACGAAGTGCAACTGGAAGACGGCATCGACAACGTCGAGGCGGTGCTCGAAACGGTGATCAAGAACGCGCTAGAGGCTGGCGCTGACGTCTCTGTGATTACCACCGCTGCCGCTTCGCAATTTGCGGTAGATCAATGACGCAGCACGCCGAGTTTTACCGCAACGCGATTGACCTCAACCGCTACAGCAACGGCGTAGCTCGGCGCGTCGTTAGGGCGTACAACGACGTGATCATCGACGCCACGGATCGGCTGGCAATGCTCGACCCTGAGTCGATCAGTGCTGCCAGGCTCCGGGCAATCCTTGCGCAGCTCAAGGAATCGCTAGACGGCTGGGCTGGCACCAGCACGCTGCTGATGACAGAAGAGCTGCAGGGCTTGGCGATCCTGGAAGCTGACTTCATGGTGGAGCAGCTTGAGAAGATGGTGCCACCAAGCGTGACGACGCCGATCCGATCGGTGGAGATCAGCCCGCAGTTCGCGCAGGCGGTGGTCACTTCAGATCCCACACAGTTGGGGATTGTTTCGCTGAGCGATGACCTGCCTGGTGCAGTGCGCCGCCAGTTTGCGATGACCGTGGCTGATGGCACCACGCTCACGCTGCCGAACGGCGAGGTCGTCCGCAAAGCTTTCCAGAGCATGAGCACAAGCCAGGCGGAGCTCTTCAGCCAGGCAGTGCGGAACGGGCTGCTGACCGGCGAGTCAATGCCGAGCATCATCCGCAGGCTCAAGGGCAGGCTGGTCAGGAATGATCGCTCCAGCCTTGCTCAGCAGATCCAAAAGGGCGGAGCGGTCACGGCTCGTGCGAATAACCAGATCCGCGCCATCGTGCGCAGCAGCATCACCCAGGTCACCGACGCAGCAGCGGAGCAAGTGGCGCTGGCAAACCCTGATGCGACCACCCGCTACATCTACCGCGCCGTGCTTGATAGCCGCACGACGCCGATCTGCCGGTCGCTAGACGGCAAGGTCTACAAGTGGGGCGAAGGTCCGGTGCCACCGCTGCACTTCGGCTGCCGCTCCCTGCGGGCGCCATTGATCAAAGGGCTGGAAAAAGACCAGATCAATGAGTTCGAGAGCTACGGCAAGTGGCTTCAGAACAACAAAGCCGACAAGGAAAAGGTCTTCGGCAGCAAGACGCCCTACTTCGACTATCTCGCCAAAAAGTACGGACCAGATGATGCGCTGCGTCGTTTTGTGCGCCAAGACGGGTCAGAACTAACCTTGGAGCAACTAAAGGCTCGGTATCCAGATGTCAAGCCAAGAACTACAAGCAGTTCTCGTTAACGACGAACTGATGCTCGCTCGTCCATTCACGCTGGAGGATGGAAGCATCCAATGGCGCAACAAGTTCGGCATGGTGATTGAAGGCGCCAAGCCGGTGCAGCAATGCGAGCCAAAAGCAGCGCCCAAAGCTAAGCGCGCACCACGCGCCCGCAAAAAAGCTGCTGAATAAGATGACGGCATCTGCCGCAAGCTGATGCCTTATCACAGCAAGCCCAAGCCCATGTCGAAGGGCGGCAAGAAAAAGGGAGGCAAGAAGAAGTGAAGCGCGGCGATCGTGTTAGCTGGCTGTACCAAGGCGTCCGCACTTACGGCGTCGTTACCAGCACCCCTGGCGAAGGCAGCCATTCAATCAAGGGACCAAGCGGCGGCACCGTCACCCGGCGTGGCACTGCTGATGACCCTGTCGTTGCCATCAAGTCCGAAAGCACCGGCAACCCTGTCCTGAAGCGCCGGTCTGAACTGCGAGCAGCACCCAAGCGGAAATGATCGA